AGACCATCTATAACAAGATCGTCAAACCAAAAGGAAGACATAAAAGTTATTTTGCAGTTCTAAAGAATTATGCCACAACAGACGAACCTCAACGTAGCACCATACTTTGACGATTTTGATCCCACAAATGATTATCATAAGGTATTATTTAAACCTGGATATCCTGTTCAGGCTAGAGAGTTAACATCTCTTCAATCCATACTGCAAAATCAAATTGAAAGATTTGGTCAACACTTCTTTAAAGAAGGTGCAAAAGTTATTCCAGGAAATACAGGATATAGTCAAATATATTATTGTGTTCAGTTAGAAAACTCTTTCCAAGGAGTTCCTGTATCTGCGTATGCAGACCAATTAATCGGAAGTAAAATTACGGGACAAAGATCCGGGGTCACTGCGTTTGTTGATAGTATTCTTTTGCCGGAAGATTCTGAAAATGGAACTTTAACTCTTTATATTAATTACCTGTCTTCCAGCACTGGAAATAATTCCACTCAAACTTTTTTTGATGGTGAACAACTTTCATCTAGCGAAGTTATAACCTCTGGACTATTAGGCAATACAACGATTGCAGCAGGAACTCCTTTTGCAACAACAATAGAAACTAATGCAGCGGCAATAGGATCTGCATTTCAAATCGACAATGGGGTTTATTTTGTTAGAGGAAATTTTGTCAATGTAAGTAGGGAAACCTTACTTTTAGATCAATATTCAAATACTCCTAGTTATAGGATTGGTTTATTTGTAAATGAAGAAATTGTTACTGCGGATCTAGACGAATCACTGAATGATAATTCTCAGGGATTTAATAATTATTCTGCACCAGGAGCAGATAGACTTAAAATTAGTGTAAGTCTATTCAAAAAAGCACTTGATGATTTTAATGATGATAATTTTATTTTATTAGCAACAGTAATTGATGGTGTTCTTCAAACTGAAAGTAAAAAAACTCTATTTGGTGGGAGTGCAGGATTTTCTGATATAACTGATACTCTTGCTAGAAGAACTTTTGATGAATCTGGAAATTATTATGTAAAAGCCTTTGATATAGGCATGGCAGAATCGTTAAATGATGATATTGGTAATGGTGGAATATTTAATGCAGGTCAATTTACCCCTGGTGGAGTAACACCAAGTGATGATTTGGCATTGTATAGAGTTTCTCCTGGTAAAGCATATATCAAAGGATATGAAATTGAAAGTGTTAATACAATTTATCTTGACGTAGATAAACCAAGAACAACTAGAACAATTGAAGATCAAAGCATAATTTACAATACTGGACCTACTTTAAGAATTAATAGAGTGCATAGAACACCTACAATTGGTGTTGGTAACACTTATTTTGTAAGTTTAAGAGATCAAAGAGTTGGTAGTAGTTCAGAGACTCTTCCCGGAAATGAAGTTGGCGTTGCAAGAGTATATGATTTTAGATTAGAGTCTGGTTCTTATAGTCTTTCTAATGCTGATGAAAATGAATGGAATCTTGCTCTCTATGATGTACAAACAACAACTGATATTGCTTTAAACCAAGCACAAACATTAACAGTTCCTACCTTTGTAAAGGGAGATAATAGTGGAGCAACTGGTTTCTTAAGACATGCCGTTTCTGCTGGAACAGCAATAACTGTATATGAAACCAGTGGAACTTTTATTCCAAATGAAAAACTTATTTTTAATGGAATTTCTGATGGTAGAATTGCTATAGCAGTTACTGAACATACCATTTCTGATGCTAAGTCTGTATATGGAACAAATGACGGAACAACAGGTATCAATACATTTAGTGCTGATGTAATTCAATCGGATAAATTTATCGTAGGTATTGCGACCGTAAGTCCCCTCTCTGGTGGAATTAGCACCATTAGAAGCACAAATACGCTGTTCCCCGGAACCATTGTAAAAGAAAACGATTTGATTCAATACAGTGACACAACTCCAGGATTGGATGGTGATCCAATTATTGCTAGAGTTACTAGTGTAGGCACAACTCACGTCACTGTATCTGGTGTAACTGCAGTCACTGGAATTTCTAGTGGATTTTTACCTGCTTCGGCAACATTAAATGTAACTGATCTAAAAGTTCTTACCACTGAGTTAGCTCCTTCTTCCGATAATACTCTGTTTACACTTTTACCAAAAGTCAACGTATCTAATGTTGATCTTGCAGATGCTTCATTAAGCATCAGAAAAACATTTAGTGTTAATATTGCAAGTAATGAATTGTCTGCACAGGTAGTAGCAGGAACAAATGAATCATTTTTACCATTCGATGAAGAGAGATATTTGTTAATTAGATCTGATGGATCAACAGAAGCATTGTCAGCAGATAAGTTTGACATTTCATCCAATGGCAAAACTTTGTTAATTCGTAATCTTGGAACTAACGACACTGATGCAACTTTGATTGCTACACTTAAAAAAATAAAACCAAAAGCAAAGGAAAAAATTAAAAATAGAGTCAACTCTATTGTTGTAAACAAATCAAAACTTGCTGGATCTGGAACTGGTTCAACAACTTTAAATAATGGATTGACATTTGGTAATTTTCCATTTGGTGTCAGAGTTGAAGATGAAATTATCTCGTTGAATACTCCAGATATTATTGAAATTCATGGAATTTTTGAATCTGCAGATACTTCTGAGCCATCTTGCCCACAAGTTGTATTACAATCAATTAATACAAATTCAACAACAACTGCGGAACTGCTAGTCGGTGAGAAATTTGTTGGACAAACAAGTGGTGCTGCTGCCATAGTAGCAGAGAAATTAAATGCTTCGACTATATCATTCCTTTATAAAAATGATATAGCATTCGTTGAAGGAGAAACATTGCAATTTGAAGAATCAAGTGCGTCTTCATTAGTATCAACCTTATCAGCACCTAGCTTTAATATTTCTCCCAACTATACTTTCAAGACTGGTCAAGAAAATACTTTCTACGATCATGGAAGATTAAAGAGAAAAGTAGATTCTTCTCAACCATCAAAACAATTAAAAATTTATTTCTCAAGTGCTTCATATTCAAATACTGATGATGGTGATATAACAACGGTCAATTCGTATGCACAATTAGATTATGCTGAAGATATTAAAGATGTTGGTATTGTTAGAACTTCTGATATTATAGATATCAGACCTAGAGTTTCCAATTATACTGTAAGTGAAAGTTCAAGATCCCCTCTTGAGTTCTTTGGTAGATCATTCGATGGATCTGGTCAGTCTGCTGCGAATTCACTTGCATCTGATGATGCAATTTTAACAGATATATCATACTATCAAGGAAGAATTGATAGAGTTTTCTTAACAAAAGAAGGTAAGTTCCAAATCATTTATGGAACTCCATCAGATAGCCCACAAAAACCAGATCCAGTCGATGATGCTCTTGAAATTTGTAGAGTAGAACTTCCTGCATATCTTTATAATGTAAAAGATGCTAAGTTCTCTTTCTTGCAGCACAAGAGATTTAGAATGCAAGATATCAAGGAACTTGAAAATAGAATCAAGAGTCTTGAATATTACACAACTCTTTCACTTTTAGAAAAAGAAACTGCAAACTTTTTTGTTCCAGATAGCGAAGGTTTAAATCGATTTAAGTCTGGATTCTTTGTAGATAATTTTAATGATTTCTTAGCTCAAGATGAAACATATAGAATTAATAATGCAATTGATAGAAAGTATAATGAATTAAGACCAAGACACTATACAAATTCAGTTGATCTTATCTTTGGTCCAGTTGTTGATGAAGATCCAACTTTAGATCTTAATTTTGCCACTATAGAAGGTGCTAATGTCAGAAAACAGAATGATGTATTGACTCTTGATTATGCAGAGGTTGAATATATTAAACAAAACTTTGCTACTAGAACTGAGAGTGTAACTCCTTTCTTAATCAGTTTTTGGAATGGAACTCTTGAACTTACTCCAGCATCAGATAATTGGGTTGACACCGCAAGACTTGAAGCTAAAATTATTGATGTTGAGGGTGATTATGCATCCACTTTTGAAAGAATGGTCGATAACGGAACCATTGATCCCCAAACGGGATTTGGTCCTATTGTTTGGGATTCTTGGGAAACCAATTGGACTGGTGTTGACGTAGTTGAGTCTACAAGTCGAAGAGTTATTAATGGAGGTCCTGGTACTATTCATCAAGGTGAGACTTGGAGACCAGGAAGAAGTGTATCAACAAGAACAGTTTGGGATACAGTTGTTGAAGATAGAGTTAGAACAACAACACAAAGTGGAACCACGTCTAGAAACGGTGTCAGAACTATCGTTACTGAGCAATTTGATCGCGAGTCTGTTGGTGATAGAGTTGTAAGTAGAGACCTTATTCCATTCATGAGATCTAGAAATGTTGAGTTTGTTTCTAAAAAAATGAAACCACTCACAAGACTTTATCCTTTCTTTGATGGTGTTGATATTTCTAAGTATTGTATTCCAAAATTATTGGAAATCACAATGACTTCTGGTACTTTTGAGGTTGGTGAAACAGTGGTTGGATTGACAGAAGTCGTTGGTGATATTGGATCTAACACTCTTCCATCCTCACCATTCATTAGATTTAGAGTTGCACAATCAAATCATAGAGAGGGTCCTTATGATGCACCAACAAAGACCTTTAGGCAGAACCCATACAACACTCAGGATTTGTCAGCCGCATATTCTTCGACAACAACCATACTAAATGTTGATACATTCTCTCTTTCTAATGAAGCTCAGGGACAGTATTATGGTTGGGTAAGACCAGGAATGACTCTTCGTGGACAGACCAGTGGTGCCATAGCATCAGTATCTAATCTTAGACTTGTTTCTGACATATCTGCCACTCTTATTGGTAGTTACTATATTCCTGACCCCAATAATATAAGTTTCCCAAGATTTGAGGCAGGAACTAAGACATTTACTTTGACTGATAATATTGATAATAATCAAGATGCAGCAGTCACCATTGCAGAAGAAGGATTTGCGTCTTCGGGAACTTTGGAGACAGTTCAAGAAAATATTGTTTCCGTTAGAAATGCAAGAATTGAACTTAAGAATGAGTTCCAAAGTAGGAACGTTAGTAGATCCCTTGGATCACAAGTTGTATCATCAAGAACTGTGGGTTCACAAGCAAGAACACAGACAATCATTACTTATTATGATCCACTCGCACAGTCTTTCTTGGTAGAGGATGAAACGGGAGTATTCCTGACTAGTTGTGATGTATTCTTTAGATCTAAAGATGACATGGATATTCCTGTTGTCTTCCAGTTAAGAACTATGGAAAATGGTTCACCAACTGCAAAAATTCTACCATTCTCAGAAATTGTTCTAGACCCAGATGATGTTCAAACATCAGCTGATGGATCAATTGCAACTAATATTCAATTTAAAGCACCTGTGTATCTTGAGGGTGGCACTGAGTATGCTATATGCTTAGCATCTAACTCCACCAAATATAGTGTTTATATCTCTAGAATTGGTGAAGTAGATCTTCTGACAGATACATTTATTTCAAATCAACCATATCTTGGATCGTTGTTTAAATCACAAAACGCATCCACATGGGAACCAAGTCAATGGGAAGACCTTAAGTTTACTCTTTATAGAGCAGACTTTGTTGAAAATGGAACAGTAGAATTCTATAGTCCAGAACTCACCAGAGGAAATGGACAAATTCCAAAACTTCTCCCAGATTCGATTATTATGAACTCTAGACAAATTAGAGTTGGTCTTGGAACTACGGTAGCAGATTCCTATGAGATAGGTAATACCTTCTCACAACAAGGAACAAATGCAACTGGAGATTTGGTAGGAGTAGCAGCTTCTGCTGTAGGTAATCTCACTATTAGTAATGCTGGTCTTGGATATACTCCAGCTGATGGAAGTTTGACTTTTAGTGGAGTTAATCTGGTAACAATTACTGGAAATGGTAGAGGTGCAACTGCTGATATCAGCATCAAAGATGGATCTATTGTTGCAAGTGGTGCAACAATCGCATCTGGAGGTTCTGGTTATCAGGTGGGTGATGTTCTTGGTATTACCACCATTGGTATTGCAACTATTGGTAGAAATGCAAGATTAACAATTGCTGGAATTGGTATTACTAATGAATTAGTGTTTGGCAATGTTCAGGGTGAGTTTGTTGTTGGTGCAGCAAAAACTCTAATGTATGTCAATAGTTCCGGTATTACAACGGAACTCAATTCTTCTGGCGCTACTGGACTTGGAACTGGAGGTGATGTTCAAATTTCAACAATCAATATTGATAGCGAGGGAACTCATTTCAAGGTGAACCATCAAAATCATGGAATGTATTTCTCAGAAAACTCCGTTGCTATTTCTGGAGTAATTCCAGATATCAAACCAACTAAGTTAACAGCAGAGTATAACTCCGGGTCTACCTCAGCAATCGCTGTTGCATCTGGGACACAATTCTCTACTTTTGAAAATGTTGGAGTTGGAACTACAAATGCTGGATATCTTTTAATTGGTGAGGAAATTATCAAGTATACCAATGTCTCTGGAAATAATATTGGGGGAGATATTGTTAGGGGAACTGATCCAAGAACATATCCAATTGGAACACCAGTATTTAAATATGAAAACTCAAATATTAATTTGATGAGAATTAATAGAACTCATGATTTGAGTGATGTAACTGAGTCAAATCCCTTTACATTTGATTCATATAAAGTTAAACTTGATATGAGTTCTACCACTGGAACTGATAGAAGCACTGATATTGGTCATCCAAAACTTTATATCGGAGGGGACAAGTCAACTGGTGGCAGAGAGATAAGAGCTACTCAAAATATGCCATTTGAAATTATTACACCACAAGTTCAAAATGTTTCTGTTACTGGAACCAATATTACTGCTCAAGTAAGAACAACTACCAGTAAGAGTTTTAGTGGAAATGAAATTCCATATATTGATTCTGGATTTGAAGATATTTCAATAAATCAAAAAAATTATTTTGATACTCCAAGAATGATTGCTTCTAAGATTAATGAAGACTTAAAACTCACTAATGTTGTGGGCGGAAAATCACTACAAATGAGTCTTACACTCAATTCAGATGATACTCGTATAAGTCCAATCATTGATGCCCAGAGAGTAAATGCCATTGTAACCTCTAATAGAGTTAACAATATTATTACAAATTATGCTACTGATTCTAGAGTGGATATCATTGAGGAAGATCCAACAGCATGTCAATACATCTCCAAAGAGATTGTTCTTGAAAATTCTGCATCTTCGATCAAAATTATACTGGCTGCTCACGTTGGAGAAGATGCCGACATTAGGGCATTCTATGCAGTAAATAATAATGTCGGACTTGAACCGGTATTTACGCCATTCCCAGGATACTCTAACTTTAATTCTAGAGGACAAGTTATCTCTGCTGAAAATAGCAATGGAGAATCTGATTCATTTATTGTAAAATCAAATACAAAATCTTTCGATAGTGAAAATATTGATTACAGAGAGTATACATTTACAATTGATCAACTCCCTGCATTTAGAACCTATAGAGTAAAAATCTTACTGACATCTAATAGTCAGTGTTTTGTTCCTAGAATTAAAGAACTTAGAGCAATCGCGTTAGCATAATGGATTTTTACGGATTAGAAGGGCATAAGGATCTCGCAAGGGATCCTTCTACAAATGCAGTTGTTAATGTCAACACTTTAGAATATCAGCAATATCTTGCGAGACGTAAAGTGAAAAGTGAAAAGAATCATAAGACACAGAACATGGAGCAAGAACTTGCTAATATGAAAAGTGACATTGATGAAATTAAATCTTTACTAAAGGAGTTGTTACATGGATCCTGATACAATCGAACTAAAAAACTTATCAAAAAGTTTTGCATATCAACAGATTGCAACTGATATAGATAATTGTGATGACCGTGATGAATTAAAAAACATCGCAAAGTCTTTTGCAAAACTTTATTATAAACAACAAGAAACAATGGCAGTAATAGGGTTAGCAGATGGCAACTAAAAATATCACCTTTGATCCAGATTCAGGAGTTCCCTACGGATTAAATCTAACGATTTATGGTGGTTCTGATTTTTCTGCGAATTTAAATGTTTTAGATACATCAAACTCTGCATTTAATCTAACAGATTACACTGGATCTGCAGCCATTTCAAAAAGTGTTGCAGTGGGAGCAACACTTGGAATTACTACAGAATTTACAGTAGGATTTACAAGTGCATTTGACGGAAAAATGTCAATATCTCTTGGAAGAACAGACACTAGAAGTTTGGTTGAAGGTAGATATATGTACGATGTTTTAGTAAGTTCTGGAACTACAGTTTACAGTTTAGTAAACGGAAACGTTTATGTTTACAATCCTGTATCTTCAGCGCCCTAAATACAGTTAGGAAACTTGTGGAATAAATGGCACAACCAGCAAGTAGATCAGATTTAATCAATTATTGTAAAAGGCAACTTGGGGCTCCGGTCCTTGAGATTAATGTTGCTGATGAACAAGTTGATGATCTTGTAGATGATGCTTTACAGTATTTCCATGAAAGACATTTTGATGGAGTAGGTCAAGTATATTTAAAATATAAAATTACTCAAGCAGATATTGATAGAGGAAAAGGAACAAATGAGGTTGGCATTGTTACCACCAGTGCTAGCACTTCTATCAATGGACAAACAGCAACATTTCAATTTGAAGAGAATAGCAACTATCTGCAGGTTCCTCCACAAATTCTAGGAATATCAAAAATTTTCAGATTTGATGGATCTAACACCGTTACTAATAACATGTTTAGTGTTAGATATCAATTATTTTTAAATGACATATATTATTTTGGGTCAACTGAGTTATTGACTTATGCAATGACAAAAACATATCTTGAAGATATAGATTACCTTCTTACGACAGAGAAACAAATTAGATTTAATCAAAGACAAGATAGACTTTATTTGGATATTGACTGGGGATCTGTGGGTGTTAATGATTACCTTGTTATAGATTGCACCAGACTTTTAGATCCTAATGATTTTACTAGAGTATATAATGACTCTTTCTTAAAGAGATATCTCACAGCTCTCATAAAAAGGCAGTGGGGTCAGAACTTAATCAAGTTCCAGGGTGTTAAACTTCCTGGTGGAATTGAATTGAATGGAAGACAGATTTATGATGATGCAGAAAAGGATTTAGAAATTATTAGGGAGCAAATGTCAAATACCTATGAACTTCCTCCATTAGATTTCATAGGTTAATATCATGGTGTTAAATCCGTTTTTTACGCAAGGAACATCATCGGAGCAAAATCTTGTTCAGGATTTAATCAATGAACAACTCCGAACATATGGAGTGGATATATTTTATCTCCCTAGAAAATATATGACGGAGAACACTGTTATAAGAGAGGTTGTGCAATCAAAATTTGACATGGCACTTCCTCTTGAGGCATATGTTGATAACTATGATCAATATTCTGGAGCGGGTAATATTCTTTCAAAGTTTGGAATTGAATCAAGAGATGAAGTAAGACTTATTATTTCTAGAGAAAGATTTGAGAATTATATTACGCCATTAATCGAAGATCAAGCTAATGTAAAACTATCGACTAGACCAAAAAGTGGAGATCTTATTTGGTTTCCTCTTGATGATAGGATCTATGAGATTAAAGACATTGAATATGCAAAACCATATTATCAGTTACAAAATCTCTACGTTTATGAATTATATTGCGAACTCTTCCGTCTTGAGGACGAAGTTATCGCAACTGGTATTGAAGAAGTAGATAATAATTTAATTGGTGAGGATTATGATGGTCAGACTGATGATGGTATTAGTACAATTCAAGGACCAACACAATCTCTTACGTTGGTCGGTTCTGGCGTAACAGCAACAGCAACTGCTGCTATTTTAAATGGAGGAGTTAGATTCTTTAGTATTACAAATAGAGGTGGAGGATATAGTGTAGTGCCAACGGTTGGAGTGACTTCAGCTCCAGCAGGAGGAACAAACGCAGTCGGTGTAGCCACTATGATTGGTGGAATAAATGTTTGTAACCTTAATGCAAATGAAAAATTACAATCGGTTCAGGCAGTAAATGTTGTAAATGCTGGAACCGGATATACAGTTGCTCCCACAGTTAAATTCACTGTTCCATCTGGACAGAGTGGATCTGGAGCAGCTGCTACAACTGTAATTGGAGATGGCGTTGTTGGTATTATTACGGTTACCTCTGGTGGTGGAGGATACACCGTATCTCCTACTATTTCGTTTACTAATGAAGTATTTAAATCTGGTGTTACAACAGCATCTGCAACTGCTCTTGCAATTGTAAGCACTGCAGGCACTATTTCTGCCATTCACATCACTAATGCGGGTCTTGGGTATTCTACTACTCCAACAATCTCTGTCGGAAGTCCAGAAAGTTCTGGATCTGGAACATTTGCATTTAATGAAATTGTCACTGGATCCTCAAGTGGAACAACAGCAAGAGTTAGAACTTGGAATGCAACAACAACTGTTCTTGAAGTTGGGACAGTCACTGGAGAATTCACTATTGGAGAAGATATCGTTGGACAAACATCTGGAGCATCTTATGCTTTACGTGTTGTAGATACTCAACCTGCTGACGATGGATTTGCAGATAATATTAACATTGAGACTGAAGCAGATTCTATCATAGACTTCTCTGAGCAGAACCCATTCGGTATGCCATAAATAAAAATATCTTAATATAAAGATATTGTAGGATTTAAAAATGTTTGAATATTTTTACAACGAAATTTTGAGGAGGACCATTATATCTTTTGGTACACTTTTCAATAATATTAATATTAAGCATGAGGACTCTTCCGATAACGTAGTAAGCGTTGTAAAAGTTCCTTTGGCATATGGACCAACTCAGAAGTTTCTAGCAAGATTGGAGCAATCTCCAGATCTGAATAAACCCTTTGCCATTACTTTGCCAAGAATGTCATTTGAGTTTACTGGTCTTACTTATGATCCTACAAGAAAAGTATCAACAACTCAAACATTTATAGTCAAAGATCCTACTGATGGAACAGAGACCAAAAAGGCATATATGCCAGTTCCTTACAACATGCAGTTTGAACTTTCTATCATGTGTAAGCTAAATGATGATGCACTTCAAATTGTAGAACAAATTTTACCATATTTTCAACCAGCATATAATTTATCAGTTGAATTGGTTGAGTCTCTTCAAGAAAAAAGAGATATACCTGTGGTATTGGAAAATATCACAATGCAAGATGATTATGAAGGAGACTTTACTAGTAGAAGAGTTCTTCTTTATACATTAAGATTTACCGCAAAGACATATCTGTTTGGTCCTGCATCTGCTGCAACCAAGGATATTATTAAAAAGGCATCGATCAGTTATCTTACTGGTACGAACACCGCAAATACCACCAGAGAGAGGACTTACTCTACTGAGCCTAGAGCAATTAAAAATTATACAGGTGATGCTGCAACCACCCTTGCTGCTGATATAACAAAAACATCCAAAACATTTGAAGTTGCAGATGGTACTAAGGTAACTAAGGGATCTTATATTGCTATTGATTCGGAGGAGATGTTTATCAAATCTATTAGTGGTAACAAGATCACTGTCAACAGAGGTCAAGATGGAACAGAGATTGAAACTCATCTTGGAGGAGCAGATGTTCATGTTATTAACGCTGCCGATACTGCTCTGATTCAGGTCGGTGATGACTTTGGATTTAGTGGAACTTAATCATGAAAAACAAATTTGAAGATTTGAATAATACTTTTAATACTAATGATGATTTAATTCAACCAGAAGTCATAGAGAAAAAAGTTGAAAAAATTAAAGAAACAGTAGATCATGTAAAAAAAGATTATGATTACACAAGAGGTAATTTATATTCAATCATAGAAAAGGGGCAAGAGGCAATTAATGGAATTCTTGAACTTGCACAAGAAAGTGAAATGCCCAGAGCATATGAAGTCGCTGGGCAACTAATAAAAAACGTAGCTGATGCAACTGATAAATTAATGGATCTTCAGAAAAAACTGAAAGATGTAGAAGAAGAGAAGCAAATAAAAGGTCCATCCACAGTCAACAATGCTTTATTTGTTGGATCAACAGCGGATCTTGCAAAAATGTTAAAGGATGGACTCAAAGAAGATCCTAAATAATCTTGGGAGAGAAATCCCGAAGTATCTAAGTTACTAATAAAATGTCCAAAGAAGACTTGCCTTCTATTGATGATTTTGTCAACAATGACCTTCCATCAGTTGAAGATTTCATAACAGAAGAGAATGCAGAGGAACTCCCTTCTGTTCAAGATTTTATTGTTGAAGAGAAAGAAGAAGAGATAGTAGAAACTGTTGAAGAAGTAGAAGAACCGCAAATAGATCTTACAGAAGTTATACGTCTTATCAATGACGTAAGAAAAGATATACCTGATATTCCAGAAGTAAAGTATTACGATCAGGAACTTGAACAGTTATCCGAAAAGATCAGTAGTCTTCCCGAAGTAAAGTACTACGATAAAGAAGTAGAAGCAATATGTGAGCAAATTGATCTCGTCAGAGAGCAAGTAAAGGACTTACCAGAGGTCAAATACTATGACGAGCAGGTTGATGCTATCGAAGACAGAATTGATAGTCTTCAAACGGATGTAGCGAACCTTCCAGAGGTTAAATATTATGACTCAGAAATTGAGGCAATTTGTGAAGCTATCGATGCAGTAAAGGCATCTATCCCTAAGTTTCCAAAATGGGTTAATGAAGTAAATGAAGTCCCAGATTTCTCTTGGATTGGTAAAACTTTTAGTGTTATTGATGATGACTTTGTAAAGGTCAATGATACTATTGAGGGATTAAGAGGAAAAGTTCAGTTTGATATTGAACAACTCTCTGAAAATGTTGAGACAAAGTATTTTAATAATACAGTTAAAATTGAATCAGATGTCAAAGATCTTGATGATAAAGTAAATGTCCGCATAGATGAAGAAAAAGATAAGATCTGGAAAGAATTAAGATCTTCATCCATGAAGATCTGGGAGTATCATAAAGAGTTTAAAGATGATGATCGTAAACTCAAGAAACAAATTCTTGGGGAATATAATAGTCTCAAACAAAATATCAATAAAGAACTTAAGGAGATTAACTACACCAGTACAAAGACTGATGAGTTACTTCTAAAGTATTTCACTGAACTGAGAGAAGAGATTTCAGGTCTTCCCGAAGTCAAGTATTATGATAAAGATATTGACTATGTAAAATCTGATATCAAAGGACTTTATAAAATTGTTGAAGATATTAAGTCTTCTCAAAAGCAATTACAAGAAGATCAAAAACTATTATCAGAAACTAATGTTCCCCTTGGAGAGGATCCCCCAGATACAAATAATTCAGATCCACTTACTCCTATTGATCAGAATTTTGTAACTCTTGATCAATTGCAACAACACTACAAAAGATTTGTAGAGAGAGTACAGTATCAACTCGGATCCATCGGTGGCGGTGGTGCTGGATTTATTCATGATCTTGATGATGTTCAGGTCGGATCAGCAGTTACAAACGGATCTTTATTAATATATAACAGCAGTATTAAAAAATACATTGGTATTGCCAGTACAGCTTTAAGTGGTGGATCTGCATCTGAATTAGCAGAGAATTGCACAGGTACAAACCTGACTGTTACAAATTTAACAGTTACTGGTATTGCTACTCAAGAAGATGTAAGAAATGTAGATGCTATTGGTATTCTTACAGCTAGATCTGGAGTTAAAGTTACTGGTGGTGGACTTGATGTAGTTGGTATCTCTACGATCAGCACAGGAGTCGGTACAATTCATGTTGGTGTTGGATCGACAGGACTTTTGGTTGAAGGTGATGCAAGAGTAACTGGTATCCTTACAATTGGAACAAGTTCTATTACATTAGATGGATCGGATAATTCAATCAATGTTGGAACAGCAATTACAATTAGTGGTGCCACTGGAAAAATTGAAGCATCAGAAATAAGAACAGTAGGAACCTCTGGTGCTTTTTATCCAGCTTGCCTTACAACAACACAAAGAGATGCACTCACGGTTACTGAGGGTGCAATGATCTTTAACAAGACAAGTAAAAAATTAGAATTCTATGATGGAACTTCTTGGATATCACTACCTGGTATGTCGCTTGGTCTCACTGTGGCACTTGATGGATGATAAATAATATGGAGTATCGTAAACTCAATTGAATGAGCAACCCTCGTATTCCAAGAAAACCTGGGCAACCAGCAAACTCCAAGAAACATTCTGACCTTTATACGGATGAAAATCCAAAGGGAACTATTCATGGACTTGGATTCAAAGATGTTGCAACCGCTAAAGCATCTGTTTCTAAAATTCGCAATTCATCAAGATCTCATGCTCACAAAATCCAGGCAGCAGTTGCTATGGAACAGAGAGCAAGAGAAATGGGTAAGACTTCAGAAGCAGCGGTTTATCGAAAATTCATCAACTCTATGAAAAAGAAGACCAAAGAGATGAACGAAGAAAAAAAGAACGGTCGCTGCCCAGCCGGGCAATATTACTGCTATACTGATAAAAAGTGTAAACCAATCCCCAAGGGATTTAAGGCAGTAGGTCGTGCTGGATATCTTCGCAAAGAAAATGGTCATTCTGTAGATGATGAGAAAAAAAATGGTAGTGGTAATGGCAATGGTAATGGCAATGGTGGTAATGGGAATGGGAGTGGCAATGGTGGATCCTCCTCGGGAATAAGCGAAGAAGGTCTTCGTGATTGGTTTGGCAAGTCTAAATCAAAAGATGGTAAGAAAGGTTGGGTGCAAGTAGTATCAGGAAAACCCTGTGCTCGCCAACCCGGACAGAAAACAACACCTAAGTGTGTTTCTTCTGCAAAGAGAGCAAGTATGAGCAAATCAGAAAGACTCTCCGCTCAAAGAAGAAAAAGAGCTGCTGATCCAGGTCAACCACAAAAGACAGGAGCAGCAAAACCAACTTACGTTTCAACTGATAAACCCAAAATGAAATCCGTAAAAGAAGCAACCGAGTTTGTCACTCTACCTTTGAATATTGAAATCCCAGATAATATTAGGGACTTTAACTTGGGACTTATGTTCCGTGAGAGTTTAGATGTAAACAGCGGAATGCTCTTCATTTTTGAAGAAGTTGGTCAACAGTCATTCCACATGACTGAAACAAAAATCCCTCTCGATATTGCTTTCATTAGAGAGGATGGAACAATCGAAAGCATTAAAGAATTAGA